ATAGGTAGGCATAAAATGCTAAGGCATTGTTATTGCTACATAATAAATTTAACATAATAAACATTATGCGATCTTGGCCATGCACCAGACGCAATCCGGCCAGCTTTTGCAGCTTGCAGGAGCAAAAACCCCCCCCCGCCAAAGCTTTCTGCCGGTAGTGTTATTATTATACCCTCACACACACAAATCCCGTACCCCCCCTGCACCCCCCTTGCCATCCTTTGCCGCCCCACGTAAAATTTTGCAAAATTTGGGGAAAAGCAAATGGCGGGCAGAGCGTTAAAAAAGCGCATACTAAGCGATGTGGCCAAGCGCGGTGGCATAGACTACATAACGGACAAGGTTGCATCAGGCGTGACTTTGGCCAAGCTTGCTGAAGAATATAAGTGCAGCAGATCTTACCTAAGCGCGGCCATTAATTCTGTGCCGGACTACCGCGAGGCTTTGGAGCGCGCTAGGAAAGACAGCGCGGATGCTTTTGTTGAGGAAGGCTTGGCCATATTAGATGATCTTACGCACAAGCCTGACCTGACATCGACTGACGTTAGCTTGGCGCGTGAGCGTGTTCATCATCGCCGGTTTATGGCAGGCTCTGCGAACGCCGACAGGTACGGCACGAAGCCTTCGGCTCAGGTGACGATTAGCTTGGGCGACATGCATTTGGATGCGCTGCGTAAGAATAGGTCAAGCATTATTGACGTTACGCCGGAGTCAGGCAATGAGTGAAGCGCAGGCAAAACTGATGAAAGATTTTGTGACGCGGTACGCGCAAGATCCTGTGCGTTTTGTTAGGGAGATGCTTGGCGCTGAGCCGCTGCCATATCAGGCAGAGTTTCTGCAAGCCATTGCGGCTGGCGAGCGCAAGATTAGCGTAAGGTCTGGTCATGGCACAGGAAAGTCCACATCCGCGTCTTGGGCCATGCTTTGGTTTTTATTGCTGCGGTTTCCAAATAAGGTTGTTGTGACTGCGCCGACCAGCGGCCAGCTTTTTGACGCGCTTTTTGCCGAGCTTAAACGTTGGATAAACGAGCTGCCTAAAGAAATATCGCAGCTGCTTACGGTGAAGTCTGACCGCGTTGAACTTGCTGCTGCTGCATCAGAGGCATTTATATCGGCCCGTACCAGCCGTGCAGAAACGCCGGAGGCGCTGGCTGGCGTTCACTCAGAGCATGTTTTGCTGGTTGTTGATGAAGCCAGCGGTGTGCCTGAGAAGGTGTTTGAGGCTGCTGCTGGATCAATGTCGGGCCACAACGCGACCACGATACTTTTGTCTAACCCGACCAGATCCAGCGGAACGTTTTATGAAAGCCAGACGAAGATGGCATCTAGCTGGTGGACGCGTCGTTGGTCATGCGTAGATAGCCCGCTTGTGTCGGAGGAGTTTGTTGACGAGATGCGCGTGAGATATGGCGAACAATCTAACGCGTTTTTGATAAGGGTCATGGGTGATTTCCCTCTTGCCGACGATGATACGATTGTGCCGTATCATTTGGTGGAGAGCGCCATGAAGCGTGATATTGAGCTTGCGCCGAATGCGAAGACTGTGTGGGCCATAGATCCAGCAAGATTTGGTAGCGACAGGACGGCGTTTTGCAAGCGTGAGTCTAACGTTATAACGGAAGTTAAGTCGTGGCAGGGTTTGGATTTGATGCAGACCGTGGGCAGGGTGATGGCTGAGTATGAGGCGTTGCCGCCCAGCCAGCAGCCTGATGAGATACTTGTGGATAGCATTGGCGTTGGCGCTGGTGTGGTTGATAGGCTGCGTGAGCTAGGCGCGCCTGTGCGTGGTGTGAATGTTGCTGAGGCTCCCAGCATGGGCGAGACGTATAATAATTTGCGTACTGAGCTGTGGTTTAAAACAAAAGCGTGGCTAGAGGATCGTTCGTGTAAATTGCCGGAAGATGATGACTTGCGGGCTGATCTAACTGCCATACGGTATAGCTTTACCTCGTCCGGCAAGATGCAAGCCGAGAGCAAAGATAGCATGCGCAAGCGTGGCTTGCGTTCGCCGGATTTGGCTGATGCTGTTTGTTTGACTATGGCGTCAGATGCGGCGACAGCATTGTCCGGCCCTATGCTGTCTTGGCGGGGCGCGATACGCAGGAACTTGCGCGGTATAGCCTAATCTCGCTCAATATGTTACGCTGCGCGTAATTTATGGAGATTATGATGCCCAAAGTTGGATCGAAGCACTACGCGTACACGCCCAAAGGTATGGCGAAAGCCAAGGCCGCCGCCAAGAAGTCTGGCAAGAAGGTGTCATACGCGAAGAAGAAGAAGTGATGTGGACGGCGCTGCTTCTGCTGTGCAGCGTTGAGGGTAACTGCTTTTCGTTTGGCAGCCCTGTGATGCAGAGCGAGAGCCAGTGCATACAATCCATACCAAGCGGGCTGGAATACGCGCGGCAGATGTTTCCTGCATATCGCGCAACAGATTATCAATGCGTCCAGTGGGGCGAAGGAGCATAGGATGCCGAAGAAGGGTTTATACGCCAACATCCACGCGAAGCGTAAGCGCATCGCTGCTGGGTCTGGCGAGAAGATGCGCAAGGTAGGCAGCAAAGGCGCGCCTACCGCAAAGGCGTTTAAGAAAGCAGCTAAGACAGCAAAGAAGAAATAGCATGGCAGATAAATTTCTAGACTTCATTGATATGATTGACGGCGGTGGCGCTGGCAAGTTCGGCAAAGAGTTTGAGGGCGGCGGTATATTTTCTATGCTGGCAAATGCTCTTGCAACGCCATACGGGTCAGAAGATGAAGAGCGTATGCGTAAATTGCGTCAGATGCGTGGCTTGCTTGCGCCGGATGAAAGCATCGCGCCAAAAGCCGCCCCACGTCCAACAGTGACGCGCGGTGGTGGTTCTGGTCGAACACAGGTTAGACCGCAAGCGCGGCCCTCGCAAAACATGCCGTTCGGCAGCACGCCAGTCGGTGGTGGGATGCCAGCCGCGCCAAGCATGACGTTTGGTAATATTCCTGTTGGCGGTGGTATGCCTGCTGCTCCTGCGCAAAATATGGCTAGACCAGAAATGCCTGCGTCTGGTATGCCGCAAGCAGCACGCGCAGCATTCCGAGGGCCAAGCCCGCAAGCTGGCATGCCGACTGTGATGACAGACGATGACGCGTTTAGAATAATGGTTTCCCAGCTTGGCCAGACTGCTGTTGATAGAATGTCAGGGCAACAGTTTATCCAGACGCTAAATCAAATTAAGTCTCAAGGGCGTGGTATGTAATGCCCCGCACCAAGTCAGAGAAAATAGCAGCAGCGAAGAAGCGCCACGGGTTTACTGCGGTCAATAAGCCTAGACGCGGCGGGCCAAAGAAGTTTGAGGTGCTGGCGGTTGAGGGAGACACGGTGAAGAAAATAAACTTTGGCGACCCAAATATGTCTATCAAGAAGGATCAGCCAAAGCGCAAGGCGTCCTACTGCGCGAGGTCGGGCGGGATAAAAGGTAAGTCAAGCAAACTAAGCGCCAACTATTGGTCGCGCAAAGCATGGGATTGTTAGATGGCAATTACAACATACGCAGAGCTGCAATCCAGCATAGGCGACTTCCTTGACCGCGATGACCTGACGAGCGTCATCCCAACGTTTATTTCGCTGGCCGAGGCAGACATGAACCGCCAGATACGCCACTGGCGTCAGGAGAAGCGCGCCAACGCCAACATCGATACGCAGTATAGCGCCGTGCCGTCTGACTTTTACGAGGTCATACGGATGTATATTACGTCGGGCAACACGCAGCCGCTTGAGCTTATGAGCCAGTTTCAGCTCTTGGAGCGCAAGCAGCGCACGGCCAACGCCACCTACGAGCCGCGCTACTACGCGATTACGGCTGGCGAGATCGAGGTGTTTCCCGTTCCCGATGGCACATATGCGACGGAGCTGTATTACTACGCGAAGATCGACGCGCTGTCTGACAGCAACACGTCCAACTGGCTGCTGGAATACTTCCCCGACGCCTACCTATACAGCTCGCTGGTGCATTCTGCGCCGTATCTGAAAGACGATGCGCGCATTCCAGTCTGGGCGTCTTTGCAGGCGAACGCGATTGGTGGTATAAATGCAGACAATGATAAAGCGAAATTTGGCGGGTCTGGTCGCCGCATGAAGATAAAGGCGTATTGAGATGAGCTTCACCAACACCTTCGAGACAACCGTTCTGACATGGGCGTTCACCACCAACAGCGCGACACGCCCGACAGAATGGCACACCGCGCTTTACACTGTTGCGCCTGACGATACTGGCGGCGGCACAGAGGTATCCGGCGGGGGCTACGCGCGCCAAGCCACGGCGTTCACCGTGTCAGGCAACACCGCGTCAAACACATCCGCTGAAGAGTGGCCCGTCGCCACGGCGGGATATGGCACCGTTGTCGCCGTTGGCATATTTGACGCGTCATCTGGCGGCAATCTGCTGGCCTACGCCAACCTGACCGCCAATAAGACGATTGACACGGGCGACGTGTTCCGCATTCCTGCGGGCGATCTCGACATCACGCTAGACTAATGACGTATCGCAGCGGCTACGGGCGAAGCACCTACGGCAGCTACAACTACGGCTTGGACGGCGCTATTATTGGCGCTGCCTCGATTATTGCCGTCACGTCTGCCACCGCCGCCGCGTCTGTGCGCGTTCGCGGCGCGGCGTCGATCATCGAGACGGTTACGACCACCGCGTCTGCCGCTGATCGCGTTCGAGAGGGCAGCGCCACCATTGCCGCCGCCGCATCTGTTGCCGCGTCTGCCACGCGCGTCAGGGAGACGTCTGCCACGATTGCGGCGTCTGCCAGCGTTACGGCTGCTGCTGAACGCGTACACCTTGGCTCCGCTTCCATATCCGCTGCTGCATCTGTTGCTGCGTCTGCTGAGAGGGTTCGTGATGGCGCTGCCGCGATTGCTGTGCAGGCGTCCACAACGGCAAGCGCCGTTGCGATATTCGAGGACAGCGCCACCGCCGCCTGCGTAGCAACTGTCAGCGCCACATGCAACCGCGTGCAGAATGCTGCGTCGGTTATCGTGTGCGCGGCGTCTGTGGTCGCAAATGGTCGCAAGAAGTGGGAGCCTGAGCCTGACACGCCTGAGACGTGGACGCCTGTTGCGGAAAACAGCAAAACGTGGCAAGATGCGGGCAGCACGCCAGAAAGCTGGGCGGCTGTTTCCCCCACATCGACGGATTGGACACCGGCATCAGCTTCAAGCGAAACTTGGGCCGATGCGGCATAGGAGATAGAACATGGCAGATACGACAACAACGGCATATGGCTTAACGAAGCCAGAGGTAGGCGCGTCAGAGGATACGTGGGGAGCGAAGCTAAACACAGATCTGGATAGCCTCGACACGATCATCAACGCGATCGGCGGTAAGACCGCTGCCGGAACATTGTCGTATGCAGATAGCGCGAAGCTGGTCACAACGTCGGGCGGGGTGACAGTTACCGGCCTGACAACCACGACTGACCTCACAGCCACAGGCACGACAACCTTGGCTGGCGCTAGTACATCCGCAGATATTACGTTTGGCGACAATGACAAAGCCATCTTCGGCGCTGGGTCTGACCTACAGATTTACCATGATGGAACTCACAGCAGGATTGACGATACGGGTACGGGCAAACTTATTTTGCGTGGTAACGATGCGGTAGAAATACACAAATACACTGGCGAATACATGATAACTGCTGCCGCCGATGGTGCTGTTACACTTTATCACGATGATTCATCCAAACTCGCCACCACCTCCACAGGTATTGACGTAACTGGCACTGTCACGGCTGATGGGCTGACTGTGGATGGGTTTTCTTACCTATCTGGAATGCAAGTCAGAGATAGTTCCAATGCAGCCCGTGGCTATGTGCAAGGAGATGCTGATGGTTTGCTCCTAGCAACGGATGGTGCAAGAAATATTACCTTTGACACCAACGCAGCAGAACGCATGCGCATCAAAACTGACGGCAATGTCCAAATAAACGGTCAGCTTCATTTTACGGATACGGGTTCATTAATTGCAAGGCCAACAACAAATGCTTTGTCGTTTAATACAAACGGCTCAGAAGCCATGCGCATCGACAGCAGCGGTAATGTCGGGATTGGGACGGGTTCGCCTAGTAAAAGACTGCACGTTTACAATACTGCGTCAGCCGATGCGGCAATGATTGAAAGCACACAGGCTTTTTCAACACTTGCATTTAAATCAAGCACAAACTCCTCTACAGCAACATTTGGTATTGATGGTGCTGGCAATGCCGCAATGGAAAACAAGTTGTCATCGGGCAGTCTCACGTTTGTTTCTAACGCCACAGAAGCCATGCGCATCGACAGCAGCGGTAATGTCGGGATTGGGACGAGTTCTCCCAAAAGTTTCAGTGGTCAAACTCATTTAACAGTAAATCACTCAAGCGGTGGAACAAATGTCTCAGGAGTTTCTTGGCGAGTTGCAGACACTGAGTATGGTTATATGATCACATACCCGTCTAATAGTGAAGGGCTACGCTTAGTAACAACAACTGCCCTTCCTATGACGTTCCAAACCAACAACACAGAACGCATGCGCATCGACAGCAGTGGTAATCTGTTGGTGGGTAAGACGAGTTCTGATCTAACAACAGACGGTTTTGAAGTTCGTCCAACTGGCTTTGTTGGCGTTAGGACTAATGGTGATCCTCTATATCTCAACAGGAAGTCAACTGATGGGGCTATAGCTACTTTCGCCAAAGACGGTTCCACGGTGGGGAGTATTGGGGTAATTGCAAGTGATATTCTTTATCTAGCAAATCCTGATGGTACAGGGTGTGGTCTAAACTTTGATGGTGATAGCCCAAAGATAAACCCAACAAATGGCTCTGGTGCAGGTACAAGTGGCATTGTTGATTTAGGTTGGTCTGGAGGACGCTTCAAAGACCTCTACCTTTCTGGCGGTGTTTACCTTGGCGGCACTGGTGCGGCGAACAAGCTGGATGACTATGAGGAGGGGACTTGGACGCCTAGTTTTGGCGGTTCTAGCGGAAACCCGACAGTTACATACTCAGCTCTCCGTGGAACATATGTGAAAACTGGTGGAATGGTAATGGCCCATTTCAAACTAAATTGGTCGGCGTGGACAGCGGATGGGTTTGGATATACTACAATTCTCGGGTTGCCATTTGCATCAAGAAGCGGGTCAGGATGGTACACTGGTTCAATATCGGAAACTGGAAATGGATTGGTTTGGGGTTCCGGATATACTCAAGTTTCCTGCGAGGTGATTAATGGCGGCACAACTGTTGTGATTACAAGGATGGGTAGTCAGGTGGATCAAGCCATCTTTTCGCCAACCGCAGCAATTTGGAGCCAAAGTGATTATATAAACGGTTTTCTAATGTATCCAGTTTAACCACCCCTGTTGGATCACCGGGTAGTCAGTCCAACCATCAAAGGAGATAAACGATGGCACTAACAGAAGAAACAGTACAAGACAAAATTGAGATCGTGGGTGACTTTAAACATGTGCAGGTGCGCACTGCCACAGTCATCAAGCGTGATGGCGTAGAGATCAGCCGATCCTTCAGCCGCCATGTCGTTGCACCAGATGCCGACATCACAGGTGAAAGTGCAGAGGTCCAAGCCATCTGTAATGCAGTTCACACACAAGCGGTTAAGGATGCCTACGCCGCACACTTAGCAGCACAGGAGGTATAACATGGCTGTAACTTACACTTGGAGTATTCCAACCCTAGAGCGTCACACATCAGATGGTGGCGTATACATTGCTCACTGGCGCTGCACAGGCGTTGATGACGATGGCAACAGCGCATCTAACTATGGCACATGTGGCCTAACCTACGATGCTTCTGCTGCTGACTTTACACCCTATGCAGATATTACTGAGGCTCAAGCTCAGGGCTGGGTGTGGGGTCATGTATCACAAGCTGATACAGAAGCTGCCATAGCGTCAAAAATCGACGCAATGGTAAATCCAACCACTGCTGACGGAGTTCCGTGGGCAGCATAACCTGAAAGGAGATCAACATGGCTGAAGACAAAAAGGTCATTACGATTGACGATGTGGAATACACTGAAGATCAACTAAGCGACACTGCAAAGATGTGCATAAATCACATCAATTCGCTAGACCAGAAGATCGGCTCTGCGCAGTTTAACTTGGTGCAGCTTCAGATGGGCAGGCAGGGCTTCATGGCCGAGCTGAAAGCCGCCCTTGAGCCTGACGCGGAATAGCCGCGCAGCATAACGAAAACGCTAGGGGCAGCAAAACGCTGCCCTTTTGCGCATCAAATGGTCATGTGTTACACTGCGGCAAGCGCGCAACACCAACGAGGCAACGATGGCCCTGATTAGATTAGACGTACCCGCTGGGGTTTACCGCAACGGCACCGACTTGCAGAGCATGGGCCGCTGGCGCGATGCCAGCTTGATCCGCTGGATCGACGGCACGATGCAGCCGGTCAGGGGTTGGCGCACAAGATCCAACACCGCCACCAACGCCACGCCGCGTGGAATGCTTACGTGGTCAGACAATACCAACGCCAGATGGATTGCCACCGGCACATATAACAAGCTCTACGCCTACAACAGCTCCGGCGTGCAATACGACATCACGCCGGTCGGCCTGACTGCTGGCCGCGAAGACGCCATAGCGTTTACCGGCTTCGGCGGCGGCTTGTTTGGCAGCTACGCATACGGCGTTGCGCGGCCTGACACTGTACGCATCCAGCCAGCCACCGCGTGGAACTTGCAGGCGTGGGGGCAATATCTGCTGGCCAATAACGAAGACGACGGCAAGGTTTACGAGTGGCAGTTAAACACCGGCGCGGTCGCCGCGCAAGTAGCCAACGCGCCAGTCGATAACAAGAGCATCGTCGTCACGGCTGAGCGCTTCCTGTTCTGCCTCGGCGCTGGCGGTAATCCGCGCCTTGTGCAGTGGTCTGACCGCGAAGACAATACGACGTGGACGCCTGCCGCGACAAACGAGGCTGGCGATCTTGAACTGCAAACCGAGGGCGAGATCATGGCGGGTGTTTCTGTGCGCGGCCAGACGCTTATCCTGACGACGCGTGACGCGCATGTCGCCAACTACATTGGCCCGCCATACGTCTACGGCATTGAGCGCGTCGGCTCTTCCTGCGGGTTGGCGGCAAAACTTGCATACGCCAACGTGGACGTCGGCTGCTTCTGGATGGGCGTGCATGCGTTCTACGCCTACACAGGCGGCGGCGTGCAGGAGATCCAGAGCGACGTGTCAGACTACGTTTTCAACGACATCAACCGCGCGCAGATCAGTAAGGCGTTTGCCATGTCAAACGGCCAATACGGCGAGATATGGTGGTTCTACCCGTCCAGCGCGTCCACAGAAAACGACCGTTACGTGGCATATAATTACGTCGAGAATACGTGGTCGATCGGTACGCTATCGCGTACGGCGGGAACAGACGCAGGCACATTCCGTCAGCCCATGATGGCCGACCCGTCTGACAATAAGATATACGAGCATGAGATCGGCTTCGAGTATGGCGGCCTGACGCCGTTCGCGGAAACTGGCCCGATTATGCTTGGCTCCGGCGATAACGTTGTGAGCGTGACGGAGATGATCCCCGACGAGAAGACGCAGGGCGATGTCAGCGCCACGTTTAAAACGCGTTTCTATCCCAACGGCACCGAGAGGTCATACGGGCCGTTTAGCATGTCCAACCCCACCAGCATGCGCTTCACTGGCCGTCAGGTGCGTATGCGCGTTGACGGGGCAAGGCTTGCCGACTGGCGCGTTGGCATAAACCGGCTAGATGCCATTGCGGGTGGACGTAGATGACGCAGCAGCACCGCGCACCAGAGCCGAGGGGCGACGACTGGATGGCTTGGGGCAGGCGTCTGATGCTCTACCTCGGCCAGACGCGATCACAGCTTGTGCAGCAGACGGGCGGCGAAAGCGCGGCAGAAGACGGCGTGTTGATGTGGGATCGCACAAACGAATACCCCGTTGTCAGCAAAAACGGCGAGTGGCGGCAAGTTGTTCTGGAGGATGGCCACGCTGACTTCATTCTGACGGCAGATATCACCCCTGCTGCTGCCAACACGGCGTACAAGCTGACATATGACGCGCTTGCTGGCAATGACGGCATCACGCAAGGCACGCCAGCGTCTCGCATTGTGTTCGAGGAAGCTGGCCAATATGTTGTATCGTTCTCGGCGCAAATATCATCAACATCAGCCAGCACGGTTCACTTCTACTTCTGGCCCAGCATCAACGGAACCAACGTGGCAGACAGCGCAATGACCACTGCGCTGCACCAAAACAACGCCACGGTTGTCACGTCACGCACGCAGATATTCACAGTTGCGGCGAATGACTACTTTGAAGTGAATTACATGATTGACAGCACAAGCGGCTTTCTGAATTACACCGCAGCGTCTTCGCCGGTGCCAGCAATACCCGCGTCAACTTTAGCGATTACGAGGCTTCATGGATAAAGAGCTTGAGAGATGCCGCGACTGGATTGAGGCCGCTTTGGAGTATTCCGGCGGCACGCATGACTTCATCGACGTGGCCGAAGGTATATACAAGGGAACGATGCAGCTCTGGCCCACGCCGAGGGGGTGCATAGTGACCGAAATAGTGGTATATCCGAGAAAGAAAGTTTTAAACGTGTTTCTTGGCGGCGGCGAGTTGGATCAGATTTTAGAAATGCATGAAGATGTGATAGCATGGGCAAAAGCGCAAGGATGCTCTGCGTTGACCATGACGGGCCGGTTTGGCTGGAAGAAACCACTGAAGGCGCATGGCTGGACGCCACTGCATGCTTCATATGTGAAGGAGTTTGAATAATGTCAGGCGGCAAGGGCGGGTCAACAACGTCATCAGTTACGATCCCAGAATACATTGAAGAGGCGGCGCGCCGTAACTTGGCAAAGGCCGAAGGCATCAGCCAGATTGGTTACGTGCCATATTACGGGCCAGATGTTGCCGCGTTTACACCGTTCCAGCAGGCGGGCTTCCAGCAGACCGCTGACGTTGCATCCGCGTTTGGATTGGGGCCGCAGATGTCTCAGGCAGACGTCATGGGCGGCATGGCCCCGCCAACGCAATATGCGGGCGGCGTGTCTGGCTACAGCGCCGCGCCAATGTACGAGCAATCTGTTGCCGAGCTTGCAGCAAGACGCCCAGCGCAGAAAGAGTTTATCGACAGCTTCTTCATCGACCCCGTGACCGGCCAAGTCGGATCACGCGTGCAGCAGCCCGTTGACTATGGCCAATATATGACAGGCGCTCAGGAGCGTGAGCGTGATCGGCAAAACCAGCTGGCCGTCGCAAGAGCAGAATCCGGCGAATATTCCGGCCCGATGACGATGAACCCCAACGCATCGCCGTCAGACAGAGATAACGCCATGCAGTTTCACGCGACCCGCATGGGCCGTGGGTCTGATAACTGGCAAACTGCTGATGAGATTATGTTCCAGCAGGGCAAGATCAACGCGGCTGGCTTCCCGATTGACGCGCAGGGCAATGTCATAGTCGGCACCCCCGAAAGCGTTGCGGGGAATATTGGAGACTTCTTGGCGGGCGGCGGCTTTATCGGTGCCGCTGGCGAGGCGCTTGGTATTCTGCCGTCAACAGGTGAAAAGATCATGGCTGCGGCGGGCATGTCTCCCGTAAGCATAGACGACCCGATGTTTGCAAAGACCCCCACCAAAGACCCATTAGCTGGGTTTAACGATCCAGACGGCCCAAGCGCCGCACAAATAGCCGCTGAGGCCAACATGGGTCTTGACCCGTTTGGCGGCGCTGGAAGGCCAATTACCATCAGCGCCCCCGCCCCTGCCCCACAGCCGACGATTTCGTTTGCCCCAAGCCCAGCGCAAATAGAAGCCGAGGCAAACATGGGTCTTGATCCGTTTGGTGGCGCTGGGAGGCCGATTGTCGGCGTTGACACCGCCCCTATCGTCGGCACAGCGCCGTCTGGCTCAAACATATACGCTCTGACGCCATCAGGCGATGGGTCATACACTTTCAAGGGCGGCAAGGATGTAGAAGGCGGCTCGGCAGGCGGCGGCGGTGTGGAGAAGATCCTGTGCTGCGCATATTACAACCTTGGCTACCTGCCGCGCGAAATCTGGCGCTTGGATCAACGTTACGGTGTGTGGCTGCACCGCAATGATCCTGAGCTTATGGAAGGTTATCACGCGTGGGCTGCTCCGTTGGCTGAGTATATACAGAGGGATACACGCGGTGCCAAAGCTGCCCGCGCGGTAATGTGGCCCATTGTTAAGGCGTGGGCGGCAGAGATGGCGCACAAGCAGCGCCCAGAGAAGTACAAGCCGAATGTGGTCGGCAAGATGATTATGGCGATTGGCGAGCCGTTTAGCCGCGTGTGCGGCATGCTCAAGCCCCGCGCAATACGAGGAGAAGCATAATGGCTGGACAAGGTGCAAAGGGCGGCGGTCAGGTCGCAATGCCAGCAGCGCAGGCGATGGATCCATATCGCAGAAGGCCCATGCAAGGCGCAGGATCGCCATCTGCGATGGACGGCTATCGCGGGCCGACGCAGATGGGGCCACAGGGGGCGCTTGGCGGGCCAAGCATTGTAATGCCAAACGGCATGTCGTCCGGCGATGTAAACATGGGGGGCAATGTTAGCGTCGCTACCGGCCCGATTGACACGGGGCTTGGCGGCGGCACTTTGGGGCCGCAGCAACCGGCTCCATCATATAACTTCACCTACGATCAGGCGGTTGGCCGCCAGCAGCAGCGCGACGTAAAATCACCCGCAGAGCAGGCCGCGATCAGCGAGGCGATTGCGGCGGGGCCAAGCGCCGGATCGCAAGTGGGGCCGCGCATACCGCAAATTATGCCAGATGTTTATAAAAGCTCAGACCTAAGCATCACCAGCCCGCAGCAAGGGAGCGGGCCTATGCTGCTGCCGTCAAGCGGCCCGAACGTCACCATGCGGCCAAACCCAAACCTGCCAAACCAAGGCTTGCCAATGCCATCTGGCGGCCTTAAGGGCGGCATATTCGGCCAGCAGCCACGCCCCATGCCGCAGCCAAGCCAAGCGCAATACGCGCCGCTCGCGCCGCAGGGTCAGTTTAACGTAAATCAGGCGGCGGCTGGCGCATTGCAGCAGGCAATGGGCGCGACGCAGCAGGGTCTGGGCTTCACGCCGATGGGCATACGCCCGACCGCCTACCGGCCATCGCAGATCGCAGGCACAAGCCTCGCGCCATACACCAACCCGTATGAGAGCCAAGTCGTGCAGCAGACGATGCGTGACATTGGCACCGCGCAGGAGCAGGCGCTGAACCTGCAAGGCGCACAGGCGCAGCGTGCAGGCGCGTTCGGTGGCTCACGCCAAGGCATCGCCGAGGCAGAGACGCGGCTTGGCTACGGGCAGCAGGCGCTAGACGCCGCGTCAAGACTGCGCCAGCAGGGCTACCAGACTGCACTTGGCCTCGCCGGTCAGGATGTCGGCGCTCAGACGGCGGCGGCGCAATTTGCGGCGCAGCAGCAGGCATCTGCTCAGGCGCAAAACTTGGCGGCGCAGCAGGCTGCAATGGGCATGCGCCTTAACGCAGCCCAGCAGCTCGCGGGGCTTGGCCAGCAGGCATTCGGTACAGGGCAGGCGATCCAGCAGCAGCAGATGCAGCAGGGTCTACTGCAGCAGATGTTGCAGCAGTCGCTCATCGACGCGGCCAAGGCGCAATATGCTGGCTACACCGGCGCGCCTTCAGCAGCGCTTGGGGCGCCATTGGCGGCGCTTGGGGCGTCACCTGTTCCTCAAACAACAACGCAAACTAAACAGCCCGGTCTTTTCGACTATTTACGTTTAGGAGCAACGGCTTACGGAATGTCGTAAAGGAAGAATTGACATGATAAATCAAAACCTCAGCTTTACCGAAGAAGACTTCACAGGTCAGGAGAAGTCAGCACGCCGCAAGGATATGGCAGGCGCGTTTGCTGGATGGTTAAACAGCATGTCGATCAATCCTGATCCAAACTTGCCGCAAGTCTTGCAGGCGGCGCAAGCGAGGCGCGCGAATAAGATCAAGGGCAACCGCACGGTAAATATGCTTGAAAAAGCTGGCCGGACTGATCTTGCCGACATGGTAAAAGCAGGAACGTTAGATCCCAAGCAAGCAGCAGCGCAGTTATTTGCAGAAGCTGGCGAGCGTCGTGCGTTTGAGCGGCAGAAGGAATTGGCAAGGTTCCAAGCTGGGTTGACTGCGCCGAAGGACAGCCGGACAGCAGCCATAAAGGAATATGATCTTGCAGTTTCACAAGGCTACAAAGGCACATTTTCTGACTTCCAAAGCTCAGGTAAAAGGCGCACAGAGGTAGGAACCATTCCTGTTGGTTATGAGCTTGTGGAAGGGGTAAACGAAGCTGGCGAAACTGTGTTGAGAATGCGGCCGATTGCGGGTGGCCCAGCGGCCGCTGAAGAGGCGCAAGCGACAGAGGCAGTGCAGGCAGCAGAAGCTGCACAGTTGAAAACAGCCGGAATCATAACAGGCAATATTGATAAAATTCAAGAAAAGCTAAAAACATCTACGCTTCCAATAGCCGGTTTTGCGGGATTCCAGTTATCAAGAATAGCTGGAACTGAGGCTTATAACGTAAAGGCTTTAACCGAGACAATTAAAGCCAATATTGGTTTTGATAAGCTTCAAGCAATGCGTGACGCAAGTCCGACCGGCGGCGCTTTGGGTCAGGTGTCGAACCAAGAGATTTCCTTCCTTCAATCTACGCTGAATAACTTAGACCAAGCTCAGTCTCAGGCTCAATTCGCAGAGCAGTTAGATATTCTGGAAAGGCAGTACAACGAGACGATGAAAAAGTTTTCTGCATATCCCGAAGAAGCAAAAAGACTTGCAGGATTTACATACGCACCAGCGGCGCAGCAGCAGCCAGCGGCGGGTGGGGCAAAAGTCATTGAATATGACGCACAAGGCAACAGGATAAACTGATGATTGAAGCGCGGCTTGCAGATGGAACAATTCTAAACTTTCCAGATGGAACGGATCAGGCGGTTATTGACCGCGTGGTCAAGCAGCATGTTATGGGCGCGGCTTCTGCTGAGCCGCAACCTAGCGGCCTAAAGCTTGGCACGTTGCGCGAGAATATTGTAGGTGAAGGCGAGGTAGACACTGTTGGCGAATATGCCGGTGAGCTTATTCAATCAGCAGGCGCTGGCGCATTGCGCGGCGTTAAGGGGTTGCTTGACTTGCCGTCAGACGTAAGCGCTTTATCAAGCAGACTCGTTCGTGGTGCATTCGGCGCAGAGCCAGTGCCAGAAGGTTTGCGGATGGGCGACATAGTGCCTGCCGTTGTTGGCGAGGAGAGGGTTCAGTATCGAAGCCCAACAACCGCTGGGCAATATGCTGGAACCGTTGGGGAGTTTTTGCCCAGCGCATTGGGCGGGGGCGCAGGCGCTCTGAAGGCCGCAGTTACGGCTGGACTTGGCAGTGAAGCTGCGGGTCAAGCCACTGAAGGCACAGAATACGAGCCTATTGCCAGAGTGGCAGGCGCGTTTCTTGCGCCATTGGCACCATCCACCCTTGCCGGAATAAAAAATAAGACTGTTAAGGCTTTCCAGAAAAAGGCCATAGAGCAGCCTTCTGCAAAAACAGCCAGAGACGCTAAAAACGCTGCATATAAAAACTTTAAGGACGTTGGTGGAAAAATCGACGTTAGCATGGATGGCGTTAATAGATATGTTGCAAAAGCAATAGCAGACGATGCTGATGATATATTTGTGAGTTATGTGCCAAACTCAGAAACAGGTAAGTTTGTTGATAATGCCCTCGCTATGATATCCAAGCACACCGGTAAAACTTTAAATATAGCTCAGGTAGATAAGCTGCGCGCCGGAATGTCTGACTTATATAGGCAGAGCAATTTCAACCCTCAAGTTGCGTTTATAAGAGACAAGCTTGACGAAGTTATCGACATGGCACCTATGACAGGAAATCAGAAAGCATCTGATGCCTTGAAGCTTGCACGCGCAGACAACCGTAGGTTCAAGAAAATTGAATTGTTTGAAGAGCTGATGGACAAGGCGCAGCGCGGGGCTGCGGCAACCGGCTCTGGCGGGAATGTTGTTAATAAATACCGTCAAGCTGTTGCATCTATCCTTAATAGCACAAGAAATAAAGCTAAGTTTGACGCAGAAGAAATTAAACTTATGGAAGATTTTGTGCAAGGCACAATGTCTGAAAATACCATGCGCCTGATCGGTAAGCTGTCTCCAACCGGAAATGGCCTCATGCAGGCATTCAACATAGTCGCGATTGCTAACAATCCATTTTATGCCGCAGCAACTATATCTGGAGTGGCAGCTAAGTCTGGCGCAGAGGGTAAAGCGGTGAAATCATTAGACGCCATCCGCAACATGATTACGTCAGGGATGGCACCAGAGAAGCGCGGCTTAATCACCGACAAAGACATCATTACCCTATTGGGATTGCAGGCTGATTAAAGGACAATAACATGCAACCACAACCAAAAGATCGCCGCGAGATAGAAAGCATTGTTCAGAATGCGATCAGCGAGGCCGTTGACTTCGTTGAAAGCGAGATCAGCGAAGACCGCATCAAGTCGCAGCGCTACTACGACGGCGAGGTTGATATTGGCCACGAGGACGGGCGCAGCAAGGTTGTGTCAACAAAGGTACGGGATACCGTACGTTCTGTGAAGCCAAGCCTGATGCGCATCTTCATGTCCACCGCGAGGCCGGTAGAGTTTATCCCGAAGGGGCCAGAAGATGTTGCGCTGGCCGAGCAGGCCACCAGCTACATCCAGCATGAGTTCACGCGCTTAAACGGATACCGCGTGCTAAACGACGCCTTCCAAGACGCTATGGTGAAGAAGCAGGGCATCGTGAAGGCGTATTGGCACGACTACCCCGTGGCCGAAATATACACCTACACCGACCTGTCTGATGATGAATACACGTTCCTGATCCAAGAAGATAACGTGGACGTGATCGAGCATACGATGGAAATGTCGATCGAGGTGGACGAGATGGGCATGGACATCGAGCTTCCTGTCCATTCGGTCAAGATTAGCCGCACTGAGATGAAGGGCGAGCTGCGTATCGAAAGCATCCCGCCAGAAGAGTTTTTCGTAAACCGCGACTGCCGGTCATTTGATGACGCATATGTCGTGGCGCACCGCACAGATATGCGCGTCGGCGATCTGGTCGAGATGGGCTTCGACTTCGAGGTCATATCCAACCTGACGCCATTTGACGGCACAAACGACATGTCTGGCGCAGAGGTGCTTGAGCGCCAAGGCTACGAGGAAGACTTGTCGGACGAAGACGAGCTAGACCCAGCCATGAAGCTGGTCGGCATCACAGAAGCCTACATGCGTATGGATGTGGACGGAACCGGCGTGCCGGTGCTGTACAAGTTTCTCTGCGGCGGCACATCATACGAGCTGCTAGACTTCATGCCGTGCGACGAGATCCCGTTTGCCAAGTTTGAAATCGATCCAGAGCCACACAGCTGGTACGGACACAGCTTGGCCGAGCTGGTGGAGAACGATCAGGACGCCGCGACGTCTATTCTGCGTGGCATCTTGGATAACGTGGCGATGACCAACAATCCGCGCATTGGGATCGTAGACGGCGCTGTAAATATCGACGATGTCCTAAATAACGAGATTGGCTCACTTGTGCGGATGCGCCAAGCCGGATCTGTGCAGGATCTCAGCGTGCCGTTTGTCGCCGGTCAGACGCTATCTGCGCTGGCATACATGGATCAGCTCACAGAGCAGAAGACGGGCGTCACAAGCGCCTCTGTGGGGCTTAATCCTGACGCATTGCAGTCTACCACCAAGGCAGCCGTTCAGGCGTCTGTGCAGGCCGCTGCGGGCCAGACAGAGGTGATGGTGCGCAACTTGGCTGACGGCCTGCGTGACTTGTTTGGCGTCATGCTGCGCCT